GAAAGAGGAGTAACACATGGATACAATAATCTTGTGGTTGACATGCGTAGTCTACCTATTATGGAACGCACTGGCTATCCCGTGGTGTTTGATTGCACCCATAGTGTACAGCAGCCTGGAGGGATGGGCACTAGCTCAGGCGGCGACCGATCCATGGTCCCGTACCTAGCACGAGCAGCAGCGGCCACTGGATGTTTGAGTGCGGTGTTTATTGAAACACATCAAAACCCCGACAAAGCACCCAGCGATGGGCCAAACATGATTCCATTACAGCACATGCATACACTAATATCACAGATAAAATCTGTTCACGATCAGGTTGCTTCCTGGCCGCAATTAACGTTATAATGTTGTTATGAAAATTCTTACATTAGATAATTTGGCTTTTGACTTAGATCATCTTCCTGACGAAATTGATGATTTGCGATTTGCAATTTTGGACAACAGTGATCCAGCCAATCCTGACTATCAATATATTCCTTTGATATTTTTAGAAAGCTTTAGCTCACCTGCACTGGTACTACGCATAGGAGAGAATAAAATAAATATGCCATTGGACTGGCAAATCTTGATTGGTGAACCGGATCTTGGTGACTTGGAAATACTGCCATTAACCAGCGTAAACGATCGAGGCTTCAAAGCATTTCAATTCAATCCGTTGAGCAGTTTTAGACCTAGTTTTCTTGACATAGAAATACTTGATGTTTATAATGAAGTGGTCTGGTATGCTCCAAAACTCAAGAATGGTCAGATGTTATCAGTGCCGTTGTCCAATGAAAAAAATCCTGATTGCGTGTATTTTGTAAAAGAAATAAGTCGCAACTGTGAAATTGTAGATTACAACAAGGCCTGGTGACATGAATCAATACAAAGACAACCCCAACAGCACAGCAACTATGACTCCTGTGGCAACGTCTAGTTCAAACAATGTTGATAGTCGATTAAAAGTATTAGAGCAGGAACTTGCTCATCAACAGTCAGTGATGGCAAAATACCGTAGAGAATTATCAAGACTCAAAGCACATATTGATACCCTACAACGTAGACTCAAAGATGGATAAACTACACATCAGCAATGAAATGCGGCAGTTTGATTCTAAGAATAGAGATTTCTATGACAGCTTGACCGACGAAGAACGCAAAAAGTTCAGTAACTATCTTATGATACGCTGGGGCTCAAGTGTTGAGGGCAGCAGAGATATGCAAGAGTATTATCTACAAAGTTGCAACCATCATTTGAACAAACATTTTTTTGCAATCAACAAACATCCAAAACTACAATGGCTCTGCGCCACCACAGTGAGTCCTGGGTTAGAAATTCTAGGACGTAATTTACCAAGACATTCGTGGATAAGTCCCAAAAAGAAAGAAGGATCATCCAGTAACTTTCGCAAGCAATTAGCAGAACTGTTTCCGCAGATGAAAAATGATGAGCTAGACTTGCTGGCAAGTATTACAACCAAACAAGAACTTCAGCAGTACCTAAAAGATCTTGGAATAGATGCATGATTGAAAACATAACTAGATTTTCTGCTGTCTACACACAACAAGAACATCAACTAGTAATTGACAAAACGTTGAATGCCAAAACCTGGCAATTTGCCGGATTCAGTAACGAGCCCAACAGCACCAAGTTTTGGTTTTTAGATCTAGGTAATGATAGTTTTTTTACAAAGTTTAGTTTGGATCGTATACAAACTCTAACCAATCAAGAATTTGAATTAGACAGAGTTTATGCCAATGGTCAAACTCATGGACTCAGCGGAGACATGCATCAGGATGTTATTGGTGGGGATGACAGTTACAAAACGTTTCTGTACTACGTAGGCCCAACATGGCTACCAGAGTGGGGAGGAGCAACTGTGTTTCATGATCCTCACAAAGCAGATATCTTCTTTAACTATCCGCAGCCCAACACCGGGGTAATTTTTAATTCAAATATTTTACACCAAGGACAAGAACCAACCAGACAGTGTAAAGAACTTCGTGTTACTGTGGCCTGGAAACTCAAACTGAAATGACACCATCAAGGCTAGTGCTAAATGGATGCAGTTACATGTGGCATCTAAATAACAAGATTGGTATCTTAGCAAACCGTTTGCAAATGTCAGATATGCAAAGTTTAGTTGTAACTGGTAGCTGCAATTCTAGAATAATTAGAACCACTATCAAAGACAGTTATCAAACCACGCAACCAACATTGTACATCATAGGTCTAAGTTTTCTTGGCCGAACTGAAATACCTGTCAACGCCGAAGTTGATCAATTTGAAGGCTCATGGATGAGCATACAAAATCAACCACCGCCTAATGTCAATTATTGTGTATCCTGGAACAATTCTGATAGTGATATGTTTATTAGACTAAAACTTAAATCAGAAGTGTTCAGCGTTGCTGATAGATTAGAAGATCTAATGTTTAGATTGTTGGCAATGATAAACGATTTAAAATCTCGTGGACATCAGGTTTGTATTTTTAGACAGGCAGATGATGTATATCATAACTTATTAGATGATTCAAAATTTGCTTTGTTAAACCAACCAGAAATTGTACAAGGGTTAAAGTGGGGCGCACTGGAATATCAATACAAAAATGGTGCTAAGTTTGATCCAAGAGATTCACATCTAGAAACCAACATACGGCATGTGCTGGCAGACGATACAAATAGTTTGATAGAGTTTATAACTGATTATATTGGCAAACGAGATTCTGCATGAGTTTTGTGTGTGATTTTTGTAAAAAAACTTTCCGCAGAGAAGAAAGTCTCGTGGTGCATCTCTGTGAATCAAAAAGACGTTTTAGAGAACGAGACGAACCAGGTGTTAGGCTAGGATTTCAAAGTTACTTGAAATTTTATGAAATCACACAAGGTTCTGCCAAGCTCAAGACATATGAAGATTTTGCAACCAGTAATTACTATCGTGCATTTGTAAAATTTGGTCGTCACTGTGTTGATCTAAGAGCTATAAATCCTGAACAGTTTGTTGTTTGGTTACTCAAAAACAATAAGAAAATTGATCATTGGTGTCGCGACAGTGTCTACGATGAGTGGCTTCACTATTGGTTGCCAAAAGAAAGCATGCAAGATGCCCTTGAACGAGGATTGCAAGAGATACAAAGCTATGTTGAACAAAACGCCGAACTTCGTAACGGCATAGCAGACTATTTTAGATATGCCAACGCAAACAGAATCATTTATCATATCAGCAGCGGTCGCATCAGCGCATGGATTGTGTATAACTGCGACAGTGGAGTTGAATTTCTTGATCAACTACCTTCACACCAAGTTTCACTGATTGTATCTTGGATCAATCCTGATATTTGGTCTCAGCGTTTCAAAGACTACGCAGCCGATCAAGAATGGGCCAAGCATGTTCTTAAACAAGCCGGACTATGATTTTTATAAACTTCTTAGGTGGGGCACACGGTAACTTTTTAGAAGTGGTATGTAATGTTGCGGCCGGCATTGGCATAGCTCATGATCCATTTGATAACCTTGGTGCATCACATATAAAAAGTTATCAAGGCAACAAGTTATTTGAATCTGGACATTGTTTTGATGATTGTGTCTGCCCCAGTAACAAAGTTGTGGCTATACATATCAAAGAAGATGATTTGCTGCCTTTGAGTCAGGTAAGTTTGCTGCGAGCCGGTAACTACGGATACGACAATGATACACTGGAAATTGATACCTACAACAAATTAAGTATTCCAGCATATAAATGGGTACTGGATACGATTATTGAAAGTTTTTTTGCTAATCAAATACAAGACAGTTATCAATCAGTGAAAGATCCTAGTTGGCCCAGTGTCACAACCATAGATGATTTTAATAGGTTACCACAGTGGATAATTGATGAGTGTAAGAATCTACACAATCTTGAATTACTGGAACTCAGCGCCGATCATCCAGACTGCCCAAGGCATGTGTTGAGAGAATTCTTTCAAATTGGTTTTGAACAACCAGAACAACATGGATTTATGAAATTACAACAGTCTGCACAGTATGACAAAAACGCAGATGTATTTGTTTTTGATTTTGAAAACTTTTATTTGGATGCGTTCTATGATCAGATCAAACGTATTGCAGACTGGGCCGGTATCGTGTATACTGCACACAGCGAGGTACAGAGATTACATCATGAGTTTTTGGCAAGACAACCTTACAAAGATTCTAAAAAAATTTGCGATCAGATAGTGCAAAATATCATAGCAGGACAACCTGCACCTCGAGTGACTTTGCTGGAAGAATCATATATCAATGCCAAACTAAAGAAGAGCGGACATGAGTGCAGATATTGACATTGACTTTGCTGATAGAGATCAAATACTCACGTTGATCAAACATATCCCTGCAAGGCAGTTGGTTAATCAACAAGTGCGAAGGCACAATTCAGGTGTGTATGTAACTGATATTCCCTGGGATCCAGTGCACCACTGTGCCAGTGTTGACTATGAGAGTGCAGAACAGCGCGGATACTTCAAAATTGATTTTTTGAACATGCATGCTTATAAACTGATACAAAGTCCTGAGCACTATGAGCAAATGTTGGCAGCGACCCCGCCCTGGCATAGACTATGGCAAGAACCAGAGTGGGCCAAACAGCTGGTGCATATTGGCGAATACACAGATCTTCTTGCATCAATGAAACCAGATTCTATACCTAGGATGGCGGCTTTTATAAGCATCATTCGCCCAGGCAAAGCACATTTACAAAACAAGTCTTGGACAGAAGTGTTTGCCAGTGTGTGGGACGGAGACAGCAGCCGGGGCTACACGTTTAAAAAGTCCCACAGCATAGGCTATGCAAAACTAGTTAGTTTGCACATGAATTTGCTCAATCAGCCCGACGCACAAGAGTAATAGATTTCTTTTTGCTTTTCTTACGAGCTATTTCGCTCAAACTGCACACCGGACCATGCACTATCTGTAGATCTTTGTTCATAAAAGTTCTCAGACTGTACCTAAATGGTGTCCATTCTTGCTTTAGGAAAATATTGATTGGTATGCTGCGGTTGCTTTCCCACCACCATACGTTAGCAAGCTCTATAAAACGCAGCTTGTCTTCTTGATTTATCAAAGCCCCAAAATCGTAGATAGTGGTGACGATGTCATCTCTATTTTGCACAATTCCAACGTATTCGTTGTTTGCATAGATGCATAATGTTATAAACGGATATTTTTCCGCTAATTTTGTAAAGATATTTCTACCCATAAATATTTGTTGGAGAATAACATGTACTCAACCACCGTTTACTTATATCAGCAAATCCAAAAAGTTTTATTGGTAGATGTCAGTGGGGCGTACTTTACTGCAAGGTGGAATCCAGTGTACAGCAAACCCTTAACCATAAACAAAGGCGTTGATAACGTCATACTATTTGAATTTATCAATCAAGATCAGAAACCGGTTAATATTTCTGGTTCTGAATTTTTATTCAAACTGTTGAATCAGGAGGGAGATGCAGTTTTGTTCAGCAAGCAACTTGATCTCTTGAGTCCCACGATTGGTAGGGCTAGACTAGTGATCAAAGATGCGGAATCAATTGGATTAGATGCTCAACCAGCTAGTTACAGTATCACAGTGAGTCAGCCATTGGGCACCTACACACAGGCTGTGTATGTTGACGCTAACAGCCAAGGGCGAGGACAGGCCAATATTGTTGACAGTGTGCAACCAACCTTTGTGCCCAGTAAAGATGTAACTATTCCAACCATATATGGCCCAGACATTTACCCTGCTCCAGTCGTAAGCACGGGAAGGCCAGACTGGGCTTTGCCGCAAACTGCGCCGCAGCCCTATACACCACCAAGACTGTACAGCAGTCAAGTTGACAATCCCACCAGCGACTTTCATACTTTCGCGTTGAAAATGGACAAGTTTACTGGTAATGTGGTAGCACAAGCAGCTACAAATTATCAAGGTCCCTGGGTTGATGTCAGTGACAGCAACAATTACTATGCTGAGAGTAAAACCAAATATATCAATGTGGCTGGTTATTATAACTTGCTACGATTGGCTATCAATACCTATGGTGGTGATATCAGCGGGGTGCAGGCCACTGCTTCTGCAACATGTGTAAATGGACAAGTGACCAGCATTGCAGTAACCAACGGTGGTTCTGGGTATATTGCTGCGCCACTTGTGACCATAAGTGGTGTAGGTGCCGGTGCCACAGCCCAGGCTTTTATTACCGGCGGTTCGGTTACCAGCATTGTTGTTACCAATCCGGGTTCTGGCTATGTTCCAACTCCTCCAGCCAGCCAAGCCGCTAATGTCAATATCACCATAGGCGCTATCACGCAGATTCTTTACCGGTAATCTTGCTTGCAGCCACAATTCAGTGTAAAATACTAGGATGCTGGATATCCTAAACTATCTTCCTGCGAAGCGTAAGACTACGCCTTCGGGTTGGATAAGTTTCAATGCACCTTGTTGTGATGATCGTCGTGGACGCGGTGGTATCAAGGTCAATGACCAAGGCTGGAGCTATCATTGTTTCAACTGTGCCACAACAGCAAGCTTTGTACTTGGACGTCCAGTAAGTCTAAGAGCAAGAAAACTACTCAAACAGCTCAATGTTGATGACAATGACATTGATCAGTTAACCTTGGAAAGCCTGCGCCATCGCAGCATACATGGTATTTTAGATGAACGTGCCAAATTAATCAACACACTGCAAGACATTGATTTTGATGAAATAGATGACTTTCCTGCCGGTAGTGAAATAATCACAACAGATATCACACAGCACTGGCAGTATCTAAGAAATCGTTGTGTGCCAGAAGACTTCCCGGCCATGACTGCAATACGCAACGATGGCGTACACTGGACACGCCCACACGTAACCATACCATTTACATACGATAATCGTGTTGTGGGATGGAGTGCAAGATTTTTGGATAACAAAACACCAAAGTACATACATCATAGTCAACCTGGATATGTGTTTGGCACTGACTTACAAAGGGCTGATTGGCAGTATGTGATTGTGTGCGAAGGTGTGTTTGACGCATTGTCAATCAATGGACTGGCAGTGCTGCATCAAGAAATCAATGATCGTCAAGTCAAATTAATACGCAGTCTAGGTAAAGAAGTAATTGTGGTGCCTGATCAAGACGCAGCTGGATTAAACTTAGTTGATCGTGCTGTTGAACTGGGTTGGTCTGTGAGCATGCCAGACTGGCAAGGATGCAAAGACATCAATGATGCTGTGATAAAGTATGGTCAATTGGCCACACTGATAAGCATACTTGAGTCACGCGAAAGCAGCAGAGTAAAAATTGAACTAAGAAAACGTCAAATTGCTAAAAAATTCTAACAACTGGTGCCCTGAAGTATACCGAGGAATATTTGTTGATCGTCACAATGATGATCAACTGTTCGTGGCCCCTTGTTGTCAAGCGCATGGCGGATTAGAATCCAGCGCAGACTTTGACTTTGCTAAAAGCAAAACGCTGAACAACATACGAGAAAAGTTCAGTCGCGGCGAAAGAGCAGAAGAATGTAGACTTTGCTGGACCATGGAGGATCTTGGACAAAAAAGTCGTAGACAAAGCAGCATTGAATTTTTTGGTGTTGACCCTAGTGAAGAAGTAGTGCTTGAAACAATTGATCACAGCAGTACCTGGGCATGTAACCTAAGCTGTGTAATGTGCGGACCAAAAAACAGTAGTACTTGGGCCAAAGAGTTAAACCTAAACAAAAAAGATCTGGCTACATTAGGTAGGTCTTTTCAAAGTCGTAACAACATTCTTGATCAACTAGACTTGTCTAATGTACGCAGAGTACATTTCAATGGCGGAGAACCTTTTTTAAATGATGATCAAGTCAATTTAATACAGCGTTTAGATAAAACAAATCAATTCCACGACATGTTTATCAGTTATAATAGCAATGGAACACTGTGGCCCAGTGACAGTATGATAAAACTTTGGGAAAGATCAAAACTGGTAAAAGTTTTCTTCAGCATTGATGCTACTGAAACAGCGTTTGAATACATCAGATATCCTGCGAATTGGCAGCAAACACAACAAAATCTTTTGCGTATGCGAGATGAATTGCCCAGTAACGTTGTATTTGGATTCAATGTGTCTGTGGGTGGACACAACGTGTTAGAATTATCAAAAGTAATTGATTGGTTTAATGCAAATTTAAAAATTAATCGCGAGGGCGACAGCAGTGATTTTTGTATACAATTTGTAACCAACTTTGACATGAGGTTACTGTCAGACCGTGTTAAGCAAGCAGCACTTAAAATCTTGCAAAACTATCCTGAGGCCACAACTGTGTGTAATTACTTAGATACTGGGCATGAAGGTGAAACACATTGGTTACAGGAACTTGACAACATAGATCAACGTCGCGGAACCAATTGGCGACAGAGTTTGCAACTCGGCAAATATTATTAGGAGCGCATTGTGGTAAAAGATTACGGAGTTGAAATACAAAGATTGTTTTTAGAAATGATGCTGCAAGACGCCACTAGCTATGTGCGTGTGCAGAACATCTATAACTCAGCAAATTTTGATCGGAGTCTACAACCTGCTGCTGAGTTTATTAAAAAACACACAGACGATCACAAGACCATGCCAGATCGAGCGCAGGTTGCGGCTGTCACAGGTATAAAATTAAATCATATAGATGAACTCAATGATGGTCACTATGAATGGTTTCTTGAGGAGTTTGAAAAATTCACCAAGCGGCAAGAACTAGAACGTGCGATCCTAAAAGCAGCTGACTTGTTAGAAAAAGGCACATTTGATCCTGTGGAGAAATTGATCAAGGATGCTGTGCAGATCAGCTTGACCAAAGATCTTGGCATGGATTTTTGGGCTGATCCAGAGGGCATGATCACAAGATACTTTGACTCAGGTGGACAGGTCAGCACAGGCTGGCCACAACTGGACAAAATCATGTACGGCGGTTTCAGTCGCGGTGAACTCAATATCTTTGCAGGCGGATCAGGTTCAGGTAAGAGTTTGGTTATGATGAACATTGCACTTAATTGGGTGCAGGCAGGACTGCATGGTGTGTATGTTACTTTAGAACTTAGTGAAGAGCTAACTGGACTGCGTACAGCGGCCATGCTTACCAATATGAGTACCAAGGACATACGCAAAGAAAAAGAAACAGCGGCGCTGAAAGTGAAAATGGTGGGCAAAAAAGCCGGCAGCTATCAAGTCAAGGCACTGCCGGCACAGAGCAACATCAATGACATTCGCGCATTTCTTAAAGAATATCAAATACAAACTGGTCGTGTTGTAGACTTTATGATGATTGACTACTTGGATCTGTTGATGCCTGTGAGTGCCAAGGTCAGCCCCAATGATTTGTTTGTGAAAGACAAATATGTAAGTGAAGAGCTGCGTAACTTGAGTAAAGAACTAGGCGTGTTGATGGTCACAGCATCGCAGCTGAATAGATCAGCAGTTGAAGAAGTTGAATTTGATCATAGTCATATCTCAGGTGGTATCAGTAAAATTAACACAGCAGACAATGTGTTTGGTATCTTTACTTCCAGAGCCATGCGCGAGCGAGGCAAGTATCAGATACAGTGTATGAAAAGTCGTAGCAGCACTGGTGTTGGACAAAAAATTGATCTTGAATACAGTGTTGATACCATGCGTATCACAGATCCAGGCATTGATGACAAAGATCAAGCATTCAGAGCTCCGTCTAGTTCAATCATGGAAAGTATTAAAGCCAAAGCAGTGGCCAGCGCAGCCACACCTGACAATGACACACCTTGGCAAACCAACACAGAAACTCCCAAGGTTGATGCTGACATTCAAAGCGCAAAACTCAAACAGCTATTGGGAAAAATCAAGACTGGTTAAACACAGGCATGTCCGGAAGATATGGATATCGGCGCCAGGTAAATTCAGTGGGCGTTCTCAACAGCGCACTGGGCAACAACTTCAAGCCTAGATCAGCAGTTTCTGGAGTCATGTAATAATGATAACCCATTGTGCTAATCGCTTGTTCAGCCCAGGGCATCCCGCGCACACGCCCATCATAGCTCATGGCACGCAGTGCAAATTGATCATCTCGATCGTCGCACAATATCATTCCCCCGCGACCCAGAGCTAGATGTTTGTTGTACTGAAAACTCAAGCACATGAAATGTCCAGCAACATAACCATCGCGCTGCCAGAAAGCCGCTGCATCCACAATATTGGTACCGCCCAGAGTGTAATAATTTATCCAGGGACGATCTTCCCAGTCCCAATCAATTCCCAGTTTATCAAACGTAAATGGCACCGAAATATAGGTATGAGTGGGACAACTGCTGCTGCGTATTTTTTTATATCTCAAGCATAATTCCAGGGCATGAGTGCAACAGTCTGTGGCCACTGCATACGGAGCCCCAAAAAATTCAGCTATGGCTATTTCAAAATCAGTGACAGTTGAAAAATTCATGGCACTTATTTACGCCATTGTTAGCATATCTATCGATAAATAATTGGAAAGATCAAAAAATGCAAAAGAAAACTAGAAGTATTCTTGAAGAACTTGATGCTCTTTATATTGAGCGTGATCGCAGGCATGTTCTTGAAAGCCGCGCCACTAATGTAATTTCTTCAGCAATACGTCTACTGGAGCAAATTGAACAAGATTATTCAGCTGAACAAGCTGAAACGCTACAGCGTAAATTAATAAATGCCATTCGTTTAAAAGATCCTAGCAAATTCACAAGATCAATTAAACGGGCTGACGGGACAAAAAATGAAAATATTTGAATTAAACGAAGCTGATATCACCACAGGCAAGTTGACAGACGTCAAGCCCGGGGCAGAAGCCACAATTGACATGGGCGATGGTACAAAAACCGTGGTTGATTTAAAAAAGAACCCCACAGCTCTTGTTAAAAGTCCTGATGGCAAAGTGATGTTCAACAAAAGTGGCATGACTTCAGGCGGAGTGCAACCAGAACAACCTGATCCCACCAGCATGTTCAAGCCAGGCGAGCCTGTGACTATAACCAGCACACAGACTGAAAATCTAGATCAGAACCAAGACACTTTTTATTTCTTTGATGTAGCACGTGGCGCACACAGTTATCGTGACCAAGATTTAATTGACATGGGGCTAAAAAAATCACGCAGTGGCAAGTGGTATTACCGTCCGCGTCGTAGCGAAAGTGAAATGAGCCTACGTGGTAAAATCAATCGTTTAGAAAAAATACTCAACATCAAAGCCAAGATTTGGAAACCAGAATTGCATGAGCTATCTATAGAGGCCAAACCAGTTGATGACCAAGACTATGTGAATGAGAATCTACGCAAATGGTTCAAAGAAAAATGGGTGCGTTTTGGTCCAGATGGAAAAATACGCGGTGAATGTGGCGGCAAAGACGACAGCGAAGGCAAACCCAAGTGTTTGCCAGCCAGCAAAGCACATGCACTGGGCAAAAAAGGTCGCGCCAGTGCAGGTGCTCGTAAGCGTAGGGAAGATCCTAATCCAGACCGCAGCGGAGCAGCTATTAACGTTGCTACTAAAAAAAATGAAGACGCTGCGATGGACCAAAAACCAGGCAGGTTTAATCAGGCCCATCAAGATTTATACAAAAGAAACACTCCAAGATTTGGTGGAGATTCTGGCATGCCAGGTGCCCAAGACATCAGACAGGGCACAGGATCCACTGTGGACCGTAGTGGTAATCCTATAGGAGGTCTAGCCGTGGGAGTTGCGAAACCAGGTGGTGTTCCAAAGGTTTCAAAGATTCCTGTTACACGTTTTGGCATGGCAGGCACTCGTGACCATGATCCCAAACTAGGTGCGGACTTAGATCCAAAGTCATTAATGAAAAATTATGACAAAGATAAAATTGATGAAAAATGGAGTGAAAAATACAAGCGCAGTATTGACTGCGACAATCCACGTGGGTTCAGTCAACGTGCTCATTGCCAGGGTCGTGACAAAAATGAAGCTGTGGAAACTCTAGACGAAAAGTGCTGGGACACTCACAAACAGGTGGGCATGAAGCGCAAAGGCGACCGTATGGTGCCTAACTGTGTGCCCCGGGAAGATGTTCAAGAGCAACAACAGATGTGCCCTGAATGCGGTGGTGCAATGTACGAAGCCAGTTTGATGAACGAAAAGAAAGATGCTTGTTACTACAAAGTAAAAAGCCGTTACAAAGTTTGGCCCAGTGCATATGCCAGTGGTGCATTGGTAAAGTGTCGCAAAAAAGGTGCAAAAAATTGGGGCAGCAAAAGCGAAAGCATGGCCGAAGGTGGTTTTGACATTCCAGAAATCCCAAGAGCACCTACTCCTAAACCTCCTAAACAGCCAGGCGTAGTAGAAGACAATTCTCAAGACATTGTAGTGCGTTTAGACGGAGAAACGGTACCAGGTAGAATTAATGACATTGATCACGCAAGAAACAAAGCATCAAAGTTAATCAGCTATGGCAAAGGCAAAGTAGCCGAGGTTTATGTCAACGGCAAGCTAAAAATGCGTATGAAGCTGAACACACCACGTGAGTATTTTGATGAGCGAGGTATAGAGGAAGGATCTAAGCAAGAATTAAGCATACAAGAATTAGCTACAATCAGCGATGAAGCATTAGACAATGCATATGGTTACGGTCGTAGTAGTCCAGGCAATTCATTTGGCTGGCAAGCAAACCTAATGTCAGCAGCATACGCTAAAAAAATGATTGATGCAGACATTACAGATATAGATAAAATCGCTGACGCTATCCACAAAGGTTGGAATGTAACAGCTCGTAAGTTTGTACAAGATCCTGATCAATTTGATGATACCGAAAAATTAAGACAAGCTGGTAAACTAGACGCCAAACTTCAACAAAGAGCCAAGTTGATGAAAATAGACTATGATCAACTGAATGATGAAGAACAAGAAAAAGATCGTGTTGTTGCCCGCGCTTTGTTACAAGCTATAAAAGGTCAGCAAGGTGTGGCGGAAGGCTTTGATGAATTAGCAGCCTACATGAAAGCTGCAATGGCACCAAGGCCAAGAGGCGATGCAGGAATTAAACGCGGTACCTATGGTCAGCCAGGTAGACGCAGAGGCAGACCTGTTGGACCAACAGGTGGAGAAGGCAGCAACATTCCACATGCTGTGGATTTTGATAGACCACATTCTGAACGATCAGCTGGTCGTCGCTTGCCAAGATTCAGCGATGATTTTGATGCAATGAGAAGAAGCGATGTAGATGAAAATTCTGTACGAAACAAGCTACACCGTCGCCATCAAGAGCTACGTAAAAAGTCTGGTCTGCCTGACCCTGACTATTACAAAGAGTTTGCTAGATCCTATGATATTGAGGATGACAAACAACGCATGGCTGTGCAGGCAGAAATCAAACGCAAGTACAAAGTGAAATAATTGGAAAGTCTATCAATGAATCTATTAGAAGGTGGCAACGTTTTCAAGGACAAAGATGGAAACGCACTCACACAGCGAATCAATCAAACCGACATTGCCACAACTGTAAAATGGATTGAACGTCTTACTGGTATAGATTTTCCCAAGGAGCGTTGGCTAGGTTCAACAGGGCGTAAAAGCAGCTCAGGAGATCTAGATCTTGCAGTGGATATCAATGATATTTCCAAAGAAGCTCTTGCTGACAAACTGTCACAGTGGGTGCGTGGACAAGGTGAAGATCCTGTGCAATGGGTAAAAAAAGCAGGAGAAGTTCATCTACGCACACCCATCAACGG